CTGTGTCGTCATGTTTTAATCCTCACGCGGCTATATCTTGCCAATTCGGAGTCTGTCCTGTTGAAACATTACCCCAAGTTGGTGTCTGTGCGCTAGTAATATTTTGCCAATTTGGATTTTGGTCATCATCAACCTCACCCCAAACAAGGACAGTACCTATCGCACCTGTTGCATTTACTCCTGTTACCAATACATCTGCATTGGCTTTTGTCACCACATTGCCAACTTGTCCACGGGCATTAACGCCAGTAACTCGTAATGTAGCTCCAACGGCAACAAATACTGTACCCATAGCCCCCGTGGCTTCTAAGCCAGAAGGTTGAATAATAGCATCGCCTGTTGTGGTAACGGTGCCAAGAGCACTCGTTGCGCTTACCCCAGTTGGGTAGATGTTAGCGTCAGCCGATACGATAATACCGTCTTTTGCTGCGTTAATTATATCAGTGGAACCATTTGTCCCATCAAAATGAAGTAGTGCTGTGGTGTCAGTATCTAATGAAAAGGCCGCTGTTGGTTCAGTGAAAGACGTGCCCCCATAACGAGCAACAGTAGACAATCGTGTTTCATCAATATACCCGTTGAAATCACCAAATCCGTTCTTTCCAACAGCAAAAACGCCATCATCTGGGCGGTTTCCAGTAGAACTTGATGCCTCTAACACCCCATTGATGTAAAGCCTGTGAACACTCCCTTCTCTTTCAACAGAGATCATAGTCCAGACGTTCGCGGAAATTCTGGTACTAGATAAGAAGAGTGTTGTTGACCCTGCAACAGTGCCTTGAACCTGATCTCCAATCAAATACACATTAAGCAGAGAGCTTGTACCTGACTGCCACAAACCTTTGTAGCCTGTAACACTTGTCGGACGAATCCACATATCTACTGTGAAATCACCGGAACTTAGGTCAATGTTTTCGTCGGAGGTTACAAAGTCATCTGTGCCATCAAGCAGTAGTGAAGCAGAACCAAACTTAGCTTGGGCTGTTGAAAGCTGGGCAGCACCATCTGCTGTAAATGCAGGTCCATCATAATTTACTGTAGTAGCGCCTACTGCCTCAACGCCTGTAGGAGAAACAATCGCGTCGGCGGTTACTGTAACAGTACCTGTTGCCCCCGTGGCTTCTACACCAGTGGGTTCTACAACGGCTTCTGCTACAACAGTTACGGTACCAAGCCCTGTGGTTGCTTCCAATCCAGATGGTTGTACGGTGGCTGCACCGCTGACAGAAACAGTACCTAGAGCACCAGTGGCTTCTACGCCAGTGGGTGATACAACCGCTTCCGCAACAACAGTTACGGTACCAACGGCACCCGTAGCTTGAACGCCATCAACTTCTACAACGATAAGGTCCGTACCCCAAGAGCCTTGGCCCCAAGCGGTAGAACCCCATCCTATATATGTGGTTGATGACGGCATTTATCCATCCTATGCAATCCTGATAATAGCGTTTGAAGCATCCGCAGTTGGGAACTGAATCTGAAAGTCACCCGCCGTAGATGTCTTATCCGCGCCAAAATCAAGTACAGCAACGGCTGGGTTAGACCCACCAGACTGATAAATCAGTGCTCCACGCGCTGTAATCGTCGCTGTAGACCACGTTGTGTTATCAAATGTCAGGAACGCTGTAGTACCACTTGTTTGTGGGTTACCAGCCGAAACTGTAAGAGTGTTACCACCTGCGGTATAACCTGTGCCAGTCACTTCGTTTGTGGTGCTGTACGCAGTCGTAGACGCATCAAGTGTAGCTGATGACGTAAACAACGCGATCTTAAAAGTTTGTGACGTATCCGAACTGAAGTCCATCTCACCATCAAGAAGGGCTTGTTTGAATGACGTGCACATTGCTTGAGTAATTGCCATATTAGTCTCCTTATCCTACTTCTGCCCTGAACTGTCCAGAACGGTAAGTATCTTCTCTTAGTTTGCCATCGCCCAAATTCTTTAGGAGGCCGATGGATTGCAAGTACAGTTTCTCGTACATCTGTACTACATCCTGTTCGCCCTTCATGAATCGGATTGCTTGTACGAGAGCACCGTTAAGTAGAGCAGAATCGAACTCGTCCCCAAGCCATGTAGTGTTAGCAGTAACGATGGACTCAGGATAATATCCATAATGCAGCTCCATAGTGTAGGCGCTGTCTGGAGTAGGTCCGAGGATGTAGGAATTGTCATCGAAGTAAGCATAATGTTTCGGCAGTCCTTGTGCAGACGCGTTAGGGTATGCTTCACGAATGAAGTTCACGTCTTTGTTTATAAGGAAATGATAGTCCCCACTACCGTCCACGACAGCTAGGGAATAATTCCAAAGATAATCAGAAGGAGTACCAAGATACTTATTCCCAGCGGTCAAAGCGCCCGTAACATTCCTGCGTAATGCGGGAAACTGCACCGAGTTATAGATAAGTTGCTCGGCCTGTTCAGTGAACATAGCGAGCTGATCCGCTGTGAAAGTTGTTTCACAGATGTCCTGAATGTTGGTTGTCAGCTCGGTATAGTTCATATCTTAGCCCATTGGTCCACGGGCCATAAGACCCTTTGTTGCTGCGCCAGTGCCGCGAACTTTGATGCCGCCACCCTTTTTAAGGTTGGTTTTTGGCATCTTCTTCTTGCTAGGTTTTGCCATCTTTTTACGCATTGTATCACTCCTAAGTAATTTGTATCGTAACTTGCCCAATAAATCCAGTACCTACTGTACCACCACTATCCACAGTGCTTCGTACTGGAACTATCTGTGCTCTACTGCTCGCATACTGATTAGTATCAGGACGCGGATTTCTTAACGCTTGCGGATCATCCACAGGGAATGACCCCAACATTAGCTGCGGCTGGTCAGGGTTCCAGCACTCAGGACATGCTTTCATATTTGTATCGCGGTTTTTCACGATCAAATTCTTCAATTCGCGGAGCCTATATGTAAACCCGCAAATATCGCATACTCCTAATGCCTTCTTCGCTGATGCAAACCGTGTCGCCATCTATGGCCTCATCACGCTTGGGACAAACCTAAACGGCGTCTTTTCACGGTCTTCACCAGCCGCTAGTATAAATTGAGCCTCATACTCAGCCTTTAGCATCTCAACACGGGGGGCAAGTTCAGGAACCTTCATAGCAATATGGTACGCTAAACCCGCTACCAGACATGGTAAGAAGCGGAAATTCATATCGGCTGTTTGAGCACCTGCGCCAGCGTCTTGGATACGGCGCATACGGTAATACTTAAATATGTAATTATCACTATCGGGTACGGGCCACACATTGATTCGTGGAGCGTCACGAAGGCGTTCGATCCAAACTTGTATTGGTCTACCCTGTGATAACTTGTTTGGAATCGAAGCGTAGGTACTCACACTAACACGACTTATTGTAAGATCAGTTTGTGTTGAAACATTACCTGCGCCAGTACGAATTACTTGTTCAAGCAAATCAATAGTATCTGCTGGTAAATCGTATTGAGATGTACCTTCGGTTAGGTTTATAATACCTTCGTCTATAGTCCAAAGGTTAATCCCTCGGTTTTGCCACTCGATTGTCATCAAGTTCATGGAACGACGCGCTGTTCGTAGGTCGTATCCAGACCGCAGCTCTCGACCTGCACGCTCCCACGCCTCTTCAGCGATCTCCGTGAAGTCCATGTTGAACGCTGTGGTACCCGATGTCGTCATTTTTTCCACCCATCCCGAGCTTTTTTCTTAGCTTTAGCTGACAGATCACCGTAGTGATACAGCTTTTTAGAAGTGTTAGACATTACTTTGCCAGTCATGAGCTTGCCGTCAGGGTGCTTGTGCATCCCGCCTTTATGCTCTCTACCATCAGCGTAGTAATGTTTAACACCTTTAGCCATTGAAATACTCTTCTACTTCTTTCATCAGCGCAGTTTTTGATTTACGACGATCTAACTCCACACCGTGTTCACGCATTAATGCTTCAAGCTGTTTCTTTGTCATACCTGAATACTCAGGTACTTCTTTCTTTTTGGAGGCCGCAGGTTTTGCTGTAACGCCCATTGATTTAAGTTTTGCCTCTGCCTGTGCTTTTGACATCAGATCAAAGACCTTAACTTCGTATGTACCGTCAGCGTTCTTTGTGCCGATCTGATACACTGGTTCACCTGAAGAGAACCTGCCGTTCTGGAAGATTTCCATCACTTCTTCCCCTTTTTCTTGGCTGGAGAAACACGGCGGGGTTTACCCGCTGGTTGTCCTAGCCGTTTCTTTTCAGCGATCTTTTTACGCTTTTCAGACGTACTCATCTCGCCGCTCGTTTTAGGGGTTTTACTAGACACCTTCTTTGTGGGTCTACAATAGGGCGTACCCCGCTTCTCCCCTGCTTTGCGTCCGCAAGCCTTGCCAGTGCGCACATCTTTCCAGTCCTCTTTGAACCAGCGTTTTAGTGCAGCGCCTTTTGCGGTCTTACGAACAGCCATTACTTATTGCCCCAATTCTTAGCCCCTACCTTCCGACATTTGGCTATAGCTCCAGAAGCATAGGCTGACGGGAAAACCTTGTAGCGTGACTTAACCTTGCGGTAGCACGCGTCCTTGACTGACCCGCCTTCTTTGTAGCCTTTACTGCATTCAGAGCAGCCGCAGCCTGATTTGCGGTAGTATCTACGCATCAGGAACCTTTCATTGTTACCATTTTGGCAGCGCGAACACCTTGCTTCGCCATGCCACAGCCACGGACTTTGCCGCCAGACTTCATCTTCTTGACTTTACCACCAGACTTCTTGCGCATGTCCTTGGGTGGAGCCATATACATTCTATCTCTGGATGATGGGACATTAGCTCTTCCGCCACCTTCCTCAAACATCCCCATTTCTTCAAGGGAGTCCTGATACTTACGATCTTCTTTTCTATCTCGACGGTTTCCTAAAGCTGCGGTCAACGCTCTAATAGGAGTTACTCCGCCTTGTTCAATGATTGATCTATCGACCTTTTTATTTCTAGGACGCTTTGCCATATTACGCGCCTTTCATCTTTACCATTTTAGCTGCACGAACACCTTTTGAAGCCATGCCGCAGCCACGGACTTTGCCGCCAGACTTGTAGCCTGACTTAGCCATACCGCCCTTTTTCATCATACGACGAGGTGCGCCTGCGCCTGTGCCAGTGACAGCCATCATGTCGTCCATAGGACGCT